GTGAGGCCGACGCAGCCCGCCGTCGACTGTCCGCAGCCAGTGCAGGTACCTGCGACGCTGAAAGAAAGCAGCTTGCCCGCTGCGCGGACCTACTCGGCAGAGGCGCAGGCCTGGTTCGACGAGGTGTCGACCTTTCTGAGCGGACTGCGATAGACAAAGATGCTATGGCGATGATTGTGAGCCAGTGATGTGCTAAACTCCATGCAACAACACTCGGCACGCCTCTCGATTGACGCGCAACCCGCCGAGTTACCCGCCCCTAAGAGCCAAAAACCGCCTCGGAACCTAGACGTCAGTCCGTTGCGGACTCAGGTGCAACTCCTGAGAGGGGAGCCAATTCCATGCCCTCGATTCATTGCCGATTCGGGGGCATTTTCGTGGCGTCACGAAAATGGTGGGGGAGAAAATGGGGTAGGCGTCTAGATCCGCTTTTTTAGCCCCGAAACCGTTGCGGCGCAACGTTTGAGGGATGGCGCCTATAAAAACTTCGTTAGACGAACATTTAGCCGAAGACCAAGTTACCAACGCTGGTAAAATGGTCGTAACAACACCGCGCAAGCCTAGATCTCCGGTTATCCAGAGAGCTGCACTGGGGTATGACGTCATATTCTCCGAACCAGTGGATGCTCACTCCGCGCGGTTTCCTTTTTATTCGTAATTGATAGCCTGGGGCATCGGATCTGATACGGCTCTAATTGTGTAGAATTCTACGTAATTAGAAATTTCCGCCGCTCCGCGAGGTAAATCTATACGGGCTGCGAGAGTATTGATGTTCGATAATATCGAGCGTCGAGAAATCCTGCCCCTGAAAATGCCCCACTTACCTTCGCTGGTAGGTGGGGCGTTTTTTTTACGCCTTCTTTTCGGTTGTCAGCGTGAAGGCCATGCCAAGCCTGTCGAAGGCGTCGTCAAGCGCTTCCATGCTCGCACCGTCCTTAGTAAGGTCTACAAGGCGCTGTGCTTGCGTCTGGGAGACCTTGAGCATTCGAGCCATGTCTGCGACGCGATAGCGGTTGTTTACCATGTAGTTCCAGAGCAGGATTTTTGCTTGAACGCGGGTAGGGACGCGAATCGGGTAGTCGTCTTCTGCGATGGGAGTCGGAAGCGGAATCGCGCGGCGTTTCTGACGATAGAAGAGTTCCATGCAGGCGGGAAGATTGTTGCAGGCAAGGTTTTGTGCTTCTTCTACCGAGTCGGCCTGAAAAACGCATTCGGGGAGATCGGGTGATGTAACCTCGAATTTGCCGTTATCCAGCTTGTAAATTGAGATCCCATAAAACATATAATGTCTCCTTGGAGGTGTTTGCCTTTGTGGAAGCCTCCCCATGTTTCAGGGGAGGGGTTTTACAACCGAAGCTATTAGGACTTATTTGGTTTTGCGGGGCTTCGTATCCCGCTTAACCTGTTCCTTCGTTACCGTTTTCACGACTTTGGTTAGCTTGAGAACTCCCAAGTTGACGGTAATTGTGAAGGTTTTGGTTTTGACTACTTCCACATGGCATCACCTCCTTTTCATTGGTAATTATACCTATCTCGCTGAAAAAGTCAAGCTAAAACGGATAAATAAACACCGCTGAAGTGGCTTTATTTGTGGAAGGATTACTTATTTTTCGGCATGATCGTGTCAGCCCATGCCTGCATAACGGTCCGCCTTTGCTCGAGCAAATCAGAACGTTGATACGCTTGTTCGACCTCGTTGCCGGTTGCATGCATGAGGCTTTTTTCTGCAAGCACCTGGTCGATGCCGTTTTCTGCCGCCCAATCTCGGAAAGTCGAGCGGAACCCGTGCATCGTGCCGTGGCCGACCTTCTTCTGTAGCACAACGCGCGGCGTCTCCAGTGAGATGTGTGAACCTGCTGAGCGGACAAAGACACACTCGCCTTTGCGCTCGATCTGGCTGAGGATGTAGACAGCCTGGTCAGAAAGCGGCACGCGATGCGGATAAGGCTTCTGGTCCTTTCGGCGCTCTGGCGGCACTGACCAGACTCGGGCATCGAAGTCGATCTCGTCCCATCGCGCCTTGACGAACTCTCCGACGCGTGAGGCGGTCAGGATGCCGAAGACAATCGCGCTCGCACTGATCGACTTGGGCGGATTCCAGTCCTCGAGGAGCGCCCGAGTCTCATCAAGGGAGAGCGCCTCATGGTGCTCGACCTTCTGGACACGAGAAGGTGGCGGCAGAAAGAGGTCGAGGTTTCCCCTCCACGTCGCCGGGTTTGCTGCGACTCGCTTGGCTGTTGCGATCGCGTAGGAGAAGACGGCCTCGAGCCTGCCGCGCAGACGACTCGCGGTCTCGGACTTGGAGTCCCAGATCGGCCCGAGGACGGCAAGGACGTCGTCGCGCGTTACGTCCTCGACGGGCTTGGGTCCGAGTACAGGCAGGGCATATGTCTCGAGCGTGGACTGCCACTGCGCTCGATGCTTCGCGTTCCTCCAGCGCTTCGCCTTCTCTATTGTCGGCAGCGCCTCGCGGAGCAGGTCGGCGAAAGTGTACGCGGCCTTGTCAACCGATCCGGCGTCTCGCATTGATCGGAGCTTTTCTTTCTTTGCGGCCTGCGGGTCGACGCCAGTCTCGAGTAGATGATGGTACTCAGCGGCCTTTGAGCGAGCCTGAGTGATCGTGATGCCTGACACCGGACCGATGGAAAGCTCCTTGCGCTTTCCGAGGATTGTGTAGACAAAGTAGAACGTGGGGCGCTTGCCCTCCCGTTGACGGACGTACAGACATCTGTCGACTCTGTGCATGCCCTCTGGCAGGCTATTGATGTTTTTTGCTGTGACTTTCATGGGTGAGAACCTTGGCCATAAAACTGGCCATAAAGACTTGCGACGAATTTTCGGCGAGTTCGCGTCGCACGTTTGTCGCCAACCCTGTCATAGTACCTCGCTCCTCGTTGATTGGCACCGTTTTCGCGCCAATTCTGTCGAAGTCGTGTCGAGGGTGTGGCGAGGTGGTTCTGCGGACACCGCTTCCGCCAGAGCTTGTTGTGGCACAGGAGAAATTCAAAAGCCGCTCCCGTGGCCATAAAGAAAGCCATAAAAACAGGCAAAAAAAGAGCCCCGAACAGTGATGACTGCTCGGGGCTTTTGGTTCTCAATCCCACTCGGGAATTTTACAGCATCGCGCTTCTCAGCTTCAAGAGCTTCTGGCATCTCTTCGCGTAGGGCTCGCAGTCCTCGAGCCACTGGTCGACGATATCTTTGCGCCAGCGCATGAACCCGTCCGCCTGCCGCCAACCGGGCGGCAGTTTCTGCTGCACTACCCACCTTTCAACCGTTCGCGTCGACCTCTTGAGGTACTGCGCTAGTTCGACTTTGGTCATCCAGATCATCTCTCTCCTCCTCTCTGTTCCAAGTAGTCATATCGTTCCTCTGGTTCGGGCAGTACGCCCGACTTCATAGCTTTCTCAAGCGAGTCGTCCTCGAGCTCCCAGCCGCGAACCGTCTCGTAGTGACGCCCGAGAATGAATCGCTCGTGCGCTTCACGCAAGCCAGGTGTCTCGTCCAACGTCTCATGCGTGTTGTGCTTGAGCACGTTGATGAGCGCTTGACGTTCATGCTCGTAGGCGTACTCCATGAGCTCCTGCGCGACGATGAGGCCGTGCTTGACCGGCTCAAGGTTGGCTGGCGGAATCTCCTTGCCGTGGTTGCGCAGTCGAGCGCAGACGACGGTCATGAAGGCGGCGTGTTGGATGTCTTCGAGCAGATCCTGCTCGGCAACGCCTAGGCACTTGTGACAGAGCGCGCCGAGCATGAGCGTGCTGCTGATCTGGTTGAAGTCCGAGTAATCGGTCGTCGTCGGCCAACGCTCGAGCGCGAAAAAGCTGAGCGTGAATGCTTCAAGCAAAGAGTCCTTTTCTTGGAAACCTAGCAGCCAACCAAGCTGTTCACAGCGTCGTCGTTGGCGGGTTTTCTGGTGCTCGAGACTTGCGATTGTCCTGCGCGCGTCGTCCGCGTCTTTGAACTTTCCTTGCACAAACTTCTTTCGGACGGCGAGGTCTCGTGCTCGCTGTCCTTTTTTGCGGGGTTTTTTGCTTACTGGCATGTGTGATCAGATAAAAAAAGCCCCCGGAGCCGAAGCGCCGAGGGCGTATTGTTTCTAATTTCGAGTTCGTTTGGATTATGTTGACGGGGACAGGTGGTATTGGTTATTGGCGGAACTGTTCTGCTTGACCCGTGCGATTGCGAGTGCACACCCTTTCATCTGTAGCTTCATGGCCTGCATCATGTTGCGTTCGAAGCATACGAATTCAACGGCGCGAGCCGACGTTTCCTCTCCGTCCAATAGACAATCTGCGAGATATTCAATGATCTCTTCATCTGTCATACCCTCCACAGGATTGAAGGGCTTGATCTTGAGTTTTTCCATGGTTGTGTCCTCACAGTTCTACATCCATTCGAGCCAAATCCTGAGCTAGTTTGATGTCCTTGGCTTGGGTGCTTTTATCTCCGCCAGCTAGTAGCAAAAGAATCTGTCGTCCCTTAATCGTAAAGTAGATTCGATATCCAGGGCCAACATTTACTCTTGCTTCAGAGATGTTCCCTATCTTCTTGCAGTCTCCAAAATGGCCGGATGCCATGCGCGTTAATCGTGTACGAATAGCACTTTTTGCAACGTGATCCTTTAGATTGTTGAACCATTTGTTGAACTGCTCTGTTCTGTACAAGTCAGGGCGCTTGATGTTCATTTTGCTTCCTTGATGAGGAGCTTTGTTGTGACCAGTATAAAACGTTACGGGTTGCCTGTTCGCCCAGATTATGGGTATATCTCTTCGTAAAGGTTAACCAAGCCCCTGGAGCATTGCACAGCACGGGGGCTTTCCTATTTTACGACGTTGCCTTCATCGCGCTGCCTCCCAGTCGCGCAGTGCGTGCGTGAGCATGTATGCGGAGAGCTTCACGCGGTCAAGGGCGGCAGGGTTTGCGCTCTGCCTCGCGGCGGAGAGCACTGTCGTGTACTTCCTCACCGCGTCTGCGATGCTGGCCGTGTCCTTGTTGTCGATGAGTCGCTTTGCGAGTGCGCGGAGATTTGAGGTCGACTGATCGCGATACGACCATCGAAGCTCGCGGCGCAGGTCTTGCACGACAATTTCGGTTTCTGTCATTCGTCCTCCTCCTTCTGTTTGACGAAGTACTCAGTCGGAAAGAGCGTTGGCGCAATATTTCCCTTGACGGGGACGTGGAGGAGGTAGAAGCCTCCCAGCGTACCCTTGGCGTCTACTGGGTACAGGAACAACTCTCCGTCACACTCCGCCTCTGCCTTGCACATCTCTTCTTGCGTCGCACCGATGTGGCAAGCGACGCGCTTGCGGATTTCCTTTTTCATCTTGACAGGCATTTCTCGTCCTCCTCAACCTTTTCGACCATGTCGGGCGTTATCACTAACGCGTGGAGCGGGCCCTCCTTTTTGCAGAACCAAAGAGTGATCTGCATCAGAAACTCGAGGTCGGAACAGATGCGCTTGTAGTTAAGCGCAAGCTGCTTGGAGAAGTCTCCGTCGCTAAGCTCGTCAAGCTTCTGCTGGAGCTCTTTGTCTTTGAGTCGGTACCTCGTGTCGTTCTCCTCAACGTCCAGTGGAGCCGTATCCGCCCGCGCCGCGCTCGGTCTCACTCAGCTCGTCAGCCCATTCGAACGTGGTGTCGTCGAGCTTTTCGACCTTCACTTGAGCGATGCGGTCGCCCTTGTGGATCTGATAGTGCGGCTCGCCGAAGACGATGTGCCGGGCGAGGACGAAGACTTCGCCGCGGTAGTCGCTGTCCACAATGAGTGGCGTCAGGACAAGGCCTTTCAGGGCGGACGAGGATCGGCTGTAGACCACCATGCAATAGCCCGCCGGCACCTCGAAGGCTAGGCCGGTGCGCACCTTCGCAGGCATGCCGTTCTCCAGCGCCGTGTCCTCGACAGCGTAGAGATCAAAGCATGCAGCTCCGCTCGTTCCTTGCGTCGGCATCTTCGCGTTCGGGTTGAGCTTCTTAATCTTGACTTTCATGCTTTTGCTCCTTGTTCTGCCATTCCGAAAGCGATGTCCTCGATCATCGATCGCTTAACCGGGGGAATTATCACGGCCTTGGTCTCGGTCTTCTTCTCGGCTTCCTTCTCGGCTTTCTTCTCGGAGTTGTACGCTTCGTACACCTCGCGAGCGCATGCGGGATCTGCGTACGCCTGATCGGCCAGACTGACGATCGGGTCGGCACTGCCAGTCACTTTCAAGATCTTCGCGTCGAAGAGCTTCGACACGGTGTATTTGAAAGACGAGCATTGCGGGCGCAGGCCCAACGCGCAGAGCAGCGCCGACATGCGCATCGGGCCTTTCTCGCCGAGGAGTCTGAGGGCCTTGTCTGCCCTCACTCCGATGTATCCCCCATTTCTCATCTAATGCTCACGCTCTCGCGTGCCTCCAGGTGGCAGCCGGGGACCTCGACGCCGTCGAGCAGTGCCTGCTTGATGGCGACCTTGTTCGGACTGACGATGTGCTTGACGGTCGTGTAGGCTTCGGGAAGGTTTGCGCCCTCGTCAATGGCCACGGCCTGCGTCGTGCGGATGCTCACGCTTGCTCGGGCGGTCTTGACCTTGCCGGTCGCGTGTAGCGCATCGAGGAGCATGGCCTTGAGGTAGTCCGAGCGCTTCTGCATTGACTTGACGCGGGCGAGCATGCGGTCGGCCTCTTCCTTGGCGGCCTTGGCCTCGGCATCGAGCTCGCGAAGGTAGAGCGCCGTGGCCTCGATCTTCTCGGCGGCCTGCGCTTCGACGGCGTGGAGCGCGTCGGAAGAGAGGATTTCCCCAGTCTCCTCGTCGACGACGATGTCATCCAGCGCAAAGCGCAGCGCCGGTGCGATTTCGTAGAGTTTCATTTTGCGTACCTATGAAAAAGCCCCGCCGGTTAGGGCAGGGCCGATGTGAAAAATGGGTGTGGCTGTTACTGAGCAGTCAGGGCGCGGTAGCAGGACAGTT